CAGCCGCCAGGCGAGCCGTCCACAATGACCAGGTCAAGGGTATTGTCGGACATGCTGACAGGCGTAGTAGCGCCCGCAGTGATCGACCCGCGCAGCGTTGCATTCCAGCTCGTATCGACCGAGTAAACTTGATTGCCGCTGACGACATACACCGCCCCGTTTGTTGCCTGGCGCAGGCCGCGTATCGGACCCGTGCCGACCGCTGTCAGCTGGCGCAGGCCTGGCGTCGGGAAATGCGCGACCAGCGCCTGCTCGCCCTCGGCCTGCGGCAACGGTTCTTGGTACAGATTCACACATCTTTGTGCGGCAACACCGAGGGTGCGTGCGGTGTATGCGCCGCCGATCAGCGGGACTCGTGCCATTTAGACGCCAGCGATAGGCGCCCAAGTGCCGGCGCCAGCCGACACATAGATGCGCGCGCCTGCCGAACCATCGGTGCGAATCCAGATTGAGCCGGCCGGCTGTGTGCCGGTCGCAGCCCCTGTGCCGGCGCGAATGTTCGGGCCGGCAGTCGTGTTGACGTTGACCTGCGTAAACGTGCCAGCGGCGGGAGTCGTCGCGCCGATGACAGCGTTATTGATCGTGCTGGCGGCGGTCGAGACGGTGAGGCCGCCAGAGAACGTCGTGGCTCCTGTGACGGTGCCGCCGGTCAGCGCCAGGCGCGACGTATCGGACGCATGCACGTGGTCCTGCCGCGCATACAGCAGCGACGCGCCAACGGCTGCCACGCCGTCCATCAGCGGTGCGACGGTCGCTGGTGCCGGCAGGTTCGCTGTCAGCGCATAAGGCGCGAGCGTCGCTGTCCAGTCCGTTATGTCGCTGTGCGTCAGAACGACGACGCCGGTTTTGCCGGCGACCGACATGACGCTGCCGGCATTGGCAATCGCGCTGTTCAGATCAGAGGCGAGCAGCACGTCGCCTTGCGACCAAGGATACCCGGTCATCCTAGTGCACACTCCCCAAGGGTCCACGCTTGGCCGAGGCCTGCGCCGGCCCAACTCGACAGATCGCCGCGCCCTCGACCACCGATGCGCGCTGGCATGTCCATGGTGCCGACCTGCAGGTTTGCCATGCGCAGCGTGTTCATGGCGTTGCGCATCGCTGCGATCATGTCCGGCCTGGCAGGCAAGCCGTACTCCATCTGCAGCCGCACAGCGAGCGACCACACCAGCGCCTGTATGTATTCCGGCGGCAGCTGCAGCTGATCGGTCAGGCCGACGTAAGCTGGCAGCGTTGCCTTGACGCTGACGAACAGCTCGTACTGCGCCGCAGGCGCCACAGGCCAAAAGTGCAGCACGCCGACAGGGTAGGCGCTGTCATAGAACAGCACCGACGGTATCGTTTTTAGATTCTTGATGGCGATCTTGTTGTAATCCTCGCGCGCGGCAATCAGCGTCAGGTGCAGATCGACCTGGCTGCTGGCCCCCTGCGCGACGCCGAGGATGCGGCAAAAGGCACTTTCGATGCGGTCAGGCCTGGCAGCGTTGAAATCGCCACCAGGTCCGATCGTGTAAGCGTCCGCACCGGTCGAGACGAGCGATAGCGTCCGCTCGTCCCATACCAGCCACCGTTTGCGTTGCCATTCGGCCAGGATCATTCGCAACACGTCCAACGCTGTGTTGCTGTCCTCGGCCTGTGCGGTTTGGCCGACACCGATAATGCCGGCCGCCCGCAGGCTGTGCGCGATTAGATCGCCTGACGTTTGGATTGCCATGGCTTACGCCGACAGCACCCCGTACCAGCTGCCAGGGAAGGACAAGAGTTGCATTGTCTTGCCCGCTGCCAAGCTGATACCCGTTGCCGCAGCGACGCCGTTGATGGTGTCGCTGGTGCCAACCGCCGCGAATATCTGCATGGCATTCGATGCCGCAGCATTTGCGACGGTTATTTCCTGCCCGCCATAAGCTGGCGGCAGTTGGACGCTGTCGGCTGCGGTGGCGACCGTTGTCACGCGATTGCGGCAGGCTGTAAGAGGCACAGCGCCTGCGCGCCCGCCCCCTGCATTTGCCGTTATGTTATCGCGGTACGTGTAACCGCCCCCGCCGCAGATCAGACTCATGTCCTGCAGCGCAGGACCAGGCGAGTATTGTGTAATCGGCATTGCCTGGCCCCCCTTAGTTGGCGAGCAGGCGGCAGGCGAGCTGCGGCCGAATGGCTGCGTAGCCGTACAGGACATCGAGGCGGAACGGGAACGTATCGTCGCTGATGCTGTACTGGCGCACACCGCGCATCGAAATGCCGTCCTTCACGACGCGCGCTGCCATGTCGACCCCGCCTGGCATGACCAGGTCAGCAGTCGCGAAGGTAAACGCGTCGGGATGAAAGGCGATCGACAGGCCGGTCGCAGTCGAGGCGGTGCCAGGGAAGGTGATTGTCGCATTGTCGGCCGGCGAGCCGCTCACGTTCTGATAAGGCCCCGTCGTGGTGATCGCAGGCGCAATCGACACGTTGCCGGAACCGCCCGCATAGGCTGCGGTCACGACAAACTGCTGCAGCACACCGGTATTCGCCTTGGTTTCCTGGTGCACCCGGAACACGCCGGCAATGGTGAACACGTCGCCGACCACCATTGCCCCGGTGCCAGTCTTGACCGCCAGCGTGCTGCCGGTCTGGTTTGGTCCGTTGACCTGGTATGTCGCCGCCGCACGTGCGCCAGGCGTGAACGTCGAGAGGAAGGTGTTTTCTGCCCACTCGAAACCGCCGGACAGCCCCATGACGCCGTCAGTGTACTGATTGGCGATCTGCGTCGACTGCTGAAACAGGCCTTTCAGCTGGTCGACCATGTCGACGTTGTCCTGCGTATTGATGCGCAGGCGCCATTGCTTCGACTGCGGTGTCAGGTTGTCGAGCAACAGCTTGCGCGCGATCAGCACATTGCGGAACGACTGCGCCGCGCCCTGGCCGTTGACCTGATTCCAAACGCTGTTGGCCATCGACAGCGCATCGGCCTCGATGTTGGCTGCCAGCACCGCCATTGCCGGCTCAATGTAGCGAGCCGAGAAATCGTCGATGTTCAACGTCAGCTCGGCCGACGAGAACGAAAAGTCGACGTGTTTCTGTGTGCTGATGGTCAGCGTGGTGTTGGTTTCCACCGTGTTGTTGAGCGCCAGAGCTGGCGTCGATGCCACGGTGTACTGCACCGGCAGTCTGATGCGCAGCGAGCTGCCGATCTTGGCGCCACTCTCTGCGAAACTGTCGTCATCTTTTATGTTCGGCCGCGCTCGCTAGACGCGACCCGCTTTCGCAGCTGCAAGTTTCCCTGCAGAACAGACTATATCTTATTACACGTGTTTCCAGATACGGCGAGAGCGGATCATCGACACAAGGGGTTGCGTGACGCCATAGCGTGCGCCGATGTCCCGATGTGTTCCGCTTGCTGCTCTAATTGCTCTTACCTGCTTCACCGTCAGCTTGGCATGGCCATTCCTTGGCCCATGAGGCTGACGAAGCTTGGTCATCATGTCGGCTGTGTTGTCCAAGCGCGACCCGAGCCAGAGGTGAGCGGTGTTGACGCATCTCCTGTTGTCGCAGGAGTGCAGCACTTGCTTGCCCTTGGGTATGAGGCCATTCTTGAGAAACCAGGCTACTTGATGAGCGTAAGCAGTCCGACCGTTCCAATGGATCTGGCCATATCCGCCAGTGGTTCGCGGACCACCAGGTATAATAGCGCCGATCCATTCGTGACAGCCGTTGCGTCGCACCTTTACCTTTTCGGCGAAACGCTCGGCTATTGGTCGAGCAGCTGGCACGCGTAACCCCCGCATTTCGGGTCGCTTGACCCTATGGCTTGCGCCTAGTCGTTGAACCTTCCGCATCATAGCGGCTTGGCTGCTGATTGCCCAATCCATCGCCTTTTTCTGCCGTCACGTCTGACATTCCTGCCTGCGTTGTGGCGTCGATGGCTGTTAGGGGTTTCCAGCAATTAGCGGGGTTTAACGTCAGCTAGACCGATGGTTTACTGACGATTGATTGCGCCGATAAAGTTGCACCGCTGGTGCAGGATTTGGAGTGCCTTTGCTGTTATCATATTGATATTCAACAAAGTGTTAGTAGCTGGCATAGTGTGTCTAACACACGCATTAGGCGTGTGCCCTCGCGACAAGGGTTAGGGAAAGCCGGTCCTTTCAGCCGGCGGGTTGCTTGTCCGTTGTCGCGAGGGAAGAAAAAGACACAGCGACGTGCGGATTTGAGCACGACACAGTTGCATATACTGGCAACGGCAGTTTGGGCTGTAGCCACAGCAGGTTTTAACGTCGCCTGCGACGACGCAGTCGCTTACTTGCCCTTACGCTTGGCCTCGGCCTGGCGTTTGACACTGTAAGCGATGGCGACCGCCTGCTTGACCGGTCGCCCGGCCTTTACCTCGGCCGCCACGTTCTTTGAGAACGATTGCTTGCTGGTGCCTTTGGAGAGTGGCATGTCAGGTCGTCACCGTTATCAAATCGGCCGCCGACAATGCGCGCGACCAATAGCGAGCGCGGCGCAGGTGTCCGTTAATCGCCGCGATGCCGCCAGTGCCGAGCTGCATGCGTGACAGCGAGGGCAAGAGGCTACTGGCGCCGCCGCTGCCGGCGATCAATGCGCCATTGATCGCTGTATTCCACACCGCTCCGTTAGCAAGCGCAGCTTTGAACACTCCGGGTCGCGGCCCTGTCGTCGTGTCGTTGTCGTTTACGGAGAACGAGCTACCAATCGCGACGATCGTGCGCAGATTACCGCTGGCCGATGGCGTGAGTAGCACCATTTCGTTGCTCGCCGTGCCATCGTCCAATGCAATCCAGTTGCAGTTGGTCCCCGACGCTGTGTTTTGGATTGCATATCCTTCGATGGCCACGGTTCGCCCTATCGCCCCGCCGCCAAAGATCGGCGCCGATGTGAGGATTGCGCTATCAATCGCCCGCGCGACCGCCGCCGATGTGGTTGGTATATACGAGGTCGGGAATGCGCCGGCTTCAAGCTGCGCACCCCAAACATACGTCCCGCTTGTGCCGTCGCCAGCAAACACGTTGCTTGCGCCATTGTCGCTATAGATCGCAATCAGGCCGGTCGTTGACGATGCGTCGATGACACACGACACATTGCACCGATACCAACCAGTGCCAATCGGGGTTGCAGAGGCAGACGCCTGCGACCCTGTCCCTGCTGTCGCAAGGCCGCTGACTGCGCCCGTGGTGAGATTGAAGGTTGCTGACGCGCCACTCGTAAACCCGGCATTGAAAAACCCCAGCATAATCCGAGGATACCCTGCAGCCTTGGCAAACACGGTCGCGCTGTGAAGCGTGTTTGCGGTGATGGTCCCCGAGATTATCGTCGCATGCTGTGTGTTTGTTGTATTCGGCGTAAACTTCGCCGCAGCGTTGGTGCCATCCGGCGCGGTCGTCGCGTTTGCTGTCAGTGCG